AATTTACAAAAGCAATACTGAAACCATTAACAGTTTTTGAACTGATTGTAAATGTATCTCCCGTAGCCATATTTTGAGCCGCTATGCCTAATGCTGGCACTTCAAAAAATGGATTTGTAAATGTTATTGTTTTTGAGCCTGATGATGTTGCTAAATTACTTTCTGCAAAAGTTCTTTCTTCAATATTTAATTTAATAGCAATAGATTTTACATTACTAGAGGTTTGGTCGTCATCGTTAGTAAGTTTTAATCTAAATTTAGCAAACTTAAATTTAAAAGTTGCGGATTGTGTTATATCTCCAAAAGATGTGCAATCTGCAAGTGATGTAGTTGATGTTGCTATTTGTACTCTATGGAAAGCGTGTAATTGTTCTGTTCCATCAAAAGGTGCTTTAGCTGAGTCAAAAAATAATGCACCACGACCCGAATCAAACAAATCATAAGGGTTTTCTGCATCAAGAGTAATACTTGGCACTACATCGCCATCATATATTTGAGATAATGAGATTGAATTAGAAAAATTGTAAAATCCTTTTGCGTCTCTGTTTTTATTGTTAAAATTTGGATTTGAGGTTGAATCTGTTCCTCCTAGTTCAAAGTCTCCAGTAGGGCTGTCAAAATTACCAACAGTATCATCAAAATTAGTAACTGTATCAAGTGTTATAATAGTGTCCCCAGATTGGTCTATTTTTACAGCTAGTGGTAAAGTTCCGTCCATTTGATCTAAACCAGTAAATATATTTGGTGTTTCTGTAAAATTAGCTACTGTTTTGTATGCTTGTATGCCTGATATATTAGTAGCGATGATCGTTTCCGTTGCAGAACTATTAGCATTTTTATCTACTGCTGTTATAAGATAACTACCCACTCTGGCTGGAACGATTGCAGAGTCGCATTTTCTTCTTGGACATCTAACTAAATTTGTTGAGTTAATCCATTTAGCACCAGTAAGCACATCTTGAAATCTAATGTCATAATAAGAAATATCTAAATCGCTGTTTTTACTAGGTGGAGTCCAAGTTAATTTCATTTGGTGTTGTCCGTGCATTTCAACAGCAAAATCTTCTACATTTGAGGGAACATCAACGCCTCCTACAATCTTTCGAGTTGCTGACACAAATGTCGATTTAGCGTTGATAGTATTAACCGCCCTTACTCTAATTTGATAGGTCGCCTCATCTATTACATTAAGGTGTTGATAGCTTAGTATTTTACCAGTTGCTATTTCTCTAAACGAATCACTTACAGCGTTTCCGTCAGGGTCTAAAGTTTGTTTGATTTGTACCTCATAATTTTCAACAAATTTGTCAGGCGAAACTCCCACTGTTATCAATAATCTTGTTATTACGATACCATCTGCATATTCAATTAGTTCGTCATCTAAAGTAACACTAGCTGGTGGTTGAACACTAAAAGGATTTGGCAAGGTTGTATCTGGTATAGTTGCGGGTGCAACTTGTGTACCGAAAGCATAGTATGAGTCTTGATGCTCGCTAAGTTGTAAAGTGACTGTATGATCTGTATTAATAGTCATTCCTTGAATACGAAAAGGTTTAGCCGAGAAAGACGGCGTAGCATGGGTAATATTAACGATGTCCCCAATAGCTAAATCTAAGGCAGTTCCGTCACATTTCAAAGACACATCAAGGCTTGATCTTGACCTACGCAGTATAATCTCTGCAAGTTCTTGGGCCTGATGCTGATTTACAATCATAGGAAAATCAAATTTTGACTCAAGTAATATGCCGCCATCTGCCGCTTTCATAACGCTGTGTGTATCTGCACTGGCAAGTCCTGTTTCATCTACTGGTGGAAACTGGGCCGTATCTGATTGATAAGATTTATTTGGATTTGTGAAATTTACAATAACACGATTAAAACGAGAGTTTTTGTTTTTACTAGCCACATTTATGCCACCTATTATATTATCCTCTGTTAATGTGATACTAGCACTACCAGTTGTTTCAACTAATACTTTGTATTTTCCAGCAGTAAAATTTAAATATGATCGAGTGCCTTTTACAAAATCTGAAACAAGATCAATAGATTTTCTTGATGTATCTACGACTGGGTGGCTGTCTAATAAATCAATCTGACTTGCACCACTAAAAGGTGTTATGTTTGCATCTACTACATCGCCAGCCGTTTGCCAGTCTGCAAAGTTACTGTCAAAATAACTATCTGCAATACCCATACCAAATCTTTCATTTCTTAAATAATCTAGCATTTGGTAAATGCCGTTATCTGAATACTCCCAAGTTGTACTATCGTTTTGTCTATGTGAACCAGAGCCACCAGTTTTTGTGCCGTCTAGATTTGGATTGTAAACTTTTCTACCTTTGACTATTGCAGTCACTTGCGGCAAAGAACCGAAAGCATCTGAGTTCCATTTGAATTTAAGTGCTATATACGCAAGCCCCCTGAGCCGATGGTTCGATGTCCATGATGATAATTCTGATAATAAAGTTGATGCAGATTGCGAATCAGTTCCGTAGTGTGGTTCAACAGTAATTAGACTTTCAGCACTAGAGTCAGCATCAGGTGCTTTGAAATAATTTGCGTCAGAACTAGCAACAGTTCTTTGAGTGTTGTCTGCTAAGTCTCCACTAAAAGTAACCTCATTATCATTTACAAATATTTTAGTTATGTCATCTATCTCGCCCTCTGAAACTATTATAGCCATATACAAGAACTCGTTGTCCGTCCCCGAAGTTTCTACAAAAATTACATTTCCGCCTACTTGTCTTGTTCCGTAAACTATTGGTATATGTGCATTTGCACTGATTTTATTTACTAATACACCTCTTGCATTCAAGTCTGGCTGGTTTCCTCCAAAGTCAGGTATTTCAGGAATAGGATTTATCCAGCTAATTACATCTACAACAAGATCAACAACAAAATCTACAACATCAGTTACAATTTCTAATGCGTCCTCTATAATTCCACCCGGGTCACACATCTGAGTACCTCCACAATCCGCCTAATTTTTCAAAGCCATATCTATCTAGTAATTTATCTGCCATCAATCTAGTTGATATTGTTAAATGAATATGTCTTCCTTTTGCCTGATTTTTAATTATATCCATAGTTTGATTAAATAATTTAAATGATCGATATTCTTTTAATATATAAATTACTTGAACTGATAGTAACTGTTCTTTAGACCAAAGATACTCGTTGAATACAAAAATTGTTATTCCAACTATTTTATTTTTATCTAAATCTTTGATTAAAATTATTTTTCCTTTTTGTAAAAACATCATCAAAGTTTGTTTCATCTTTGCTCTGTGTATGTGAGGATAATCTAATGCTGGGGCCTCTTTTTCAAACTCATTTAATATTTCAAATATTTCGTCCATGTTTTTGTTTGATGCCTCGTAAAAATGAAAACTAGACATTAATCTCTACCCCATTTAATATCTCTCACAGTCAAAGCGGCAAACTCCATACCTTTATCTCCACTAAAAAATCTTTGTTGCGAATTGTCTGTTGTAACTCTACCACTTGTTTTTTCAAAGTTTCCCCAATGTGAAGTTAAATTTAAAACTAAATTAGCAGTACTTGTAGTATCAGATATTCTGTATTCATCGATTGTTCCAAAAAATAATAAAAAAGGGTCAGCAATAAGAGCATTGTTTGCATCTAAAAAACCTCTATAAATATAAACCTCTTTGTTAATAATGTTTTCTGATAAAGCTATTGATATATATGTTTGATCGACTCCAGAAAGTGTAAGCTGTAAACTATTTTTTGTTGGTTTGTTTGTTTCATTAATACCAGTTATATTCTTTAAATGTCCGTTTGTAAGATAAGTTCTTGATGAACCCGATACACTCGATGTTATGTCAAAAGGTGCGTTAGTTAGATAGACTGGTGTACCAAATTCTATTTCTACTAATAATACTGGGTCAATGACCCCTGTTGCTAGTTCTGTTTTTATGGAACTGGTTAATCCTCTTGCCATTATAAACTCTCAATAACATCAAACTCAAAATTAAAAAGTAAGTTACCATCTTTATCATTTGCACTTGTTTCAAACTCTTGCATATCACTATTTAAATGAACTGTTGCTGGCACAGATTTATAAGTTACTGAACTGTTATCAGCTAATGCAGTTCTAAGTGGTGGCTCTATAGTAACAGTTGCGGCGTTACTTGAAGATGTAACATCTGCAACCACCATATATAATTTATCATGTGCAAACTTAATCAAATCTCCCGCTTTAAGACGACCAGAACCATCGCCAGCAAAAGCATCAATATTTATAGTTGTATCTCCAGCAGAGTGAGAACCATTTACTAATAGAGTTCCTGTTTCGTTGCCTTGACTATCAAAGGTAGTCGGTAAAGTTATTGTAAAATTTTCCTTACGACTTCTTTGTTTCATTATAAAAGCCATTATTGGGGCAAAATCTGATCTAGTCATAGTAGGATATGATAAGGTAAAACTAAATCTTTGGCCTTGAACTTGTCTCCTAAATGTTTTGCCACTATCAGTTTCACTGAATAAAGTTTTTTGATTTGATTTAAAATTAATTGCGTTGAACGCTGTATCAGGTAAAGAACCACTCATATCAATGCCGCCTTACCTTTTTCATTAACAGCACTATTAATCATGTTTACAATTACACCTCTGCTATTAACTAATAATTCATTAAAACCTCTTGCATCAACAGTATTAATATTAAAATTAACTGTAACTGCTTTTGACATACCAAGTTGATTATTTGGTACAACTGTACCCGCCTGATCTGGTACAAATAACTCAGGTCCTCTTTCTCCAACTATTGATGGTCTGCCTACGGGTGGTCGTCCACCATCAGCAAAACCTAAAAATCCACCTATAAAACTAAAAGCACTTCCAAAAGTAGAGGCTTTGCTAATTGAGGCTTGTTTTAGTTTTTCTCTTGTAATTAATTTTTCTAGGGCAAGTTCAACACCTTTTCTTGCAATTATTTCTATAATTGTACTTAAAACTCTCACAGCCAACTCTTGTGCCATTTTTTTAAAAGTGTCAGTTAATTTTTCTCCAAATAATAATGCTCTTGCTAAACCCTCTGATACATTTGTAATACCAGTATTTATGCCCTCTACAATAATCGTTCTTGCATTTTTTAGTTTATCTTTAAATCCCTCTAAAACATTATCGTTCATTTCTTTAAATTTTTTCATGGCTTTTTCTGTTGCAGATGGAACTCTTATAGACATATCATGCTCTATATCTAAAATAAGTTGCTGTGATTTTAAAAATTCTTCGTTTAACTCAGCCTCTTTAATTTTTGCTTTTTCAATCATTAAAGCAGTTTCGGCAATAAGTTTATTTCTTTCAGCTATACTTTTATCTCCTGACAATTCATGTTCAAAAGGTTTTAATTCTACGTTTATTCCTTTGTCTCCAAATTTTTTTCCAAATTCATTTGCTTTGTCTATTGCCGCTAAAATTAATGCTAAACCAACAAAACCTTTTTTACCTAAAAGAACTGCACCGATAAGCCCTATATTTTGGATAACTTCTGGTAGCCCAAAAAAAGTGTCTTTTATATTTTTTAAAAATTGTAAAACCTCTTTAAAAAATGGTGTTAATTTTTTACCAACATCGACAACACCTACTATTGCTTTAGCAAGATTTTTACCTATGGAAACAGCAATCTTATCTATTTGTTCTGAGTTTTGTGATAAAAATTTATCTAAATCTCCAAATTGATTTTTAAGTTCTTCAAAAAGACCAGCCTCTAATAATACTTTTTTAAAAGAAAATATTTTATCACCGATCATTGATAAAGTACCCTCAAAAGTTTTGGCTAGTTCATCAGTTGAATTTCCAAATCTTCCACCCTCTCCAAATACTTTTTCAAATGCTTTGACTGTTTCCTCAATAGAAACTGTTGCACCAGCTTGAAAGCCAAGCATATTTCTAACACCTTTTTCTCTAAATAAATCTGCCGCACCTATACCAGCACTAAATGATCTTTGTATTTGTTCAGCCGTAGTTCTAAAATCTAATCCTGTAGTTGCCGCTACATTTCCAGTAATCTGCAACATCTTTTGAAGATCATCTGCATTATCTGTTACAGTTGCTAATATACCTGACCCTTGTGATATTTCTTCAAGTGAGAAAGGAACTTTAGATGCAAACTTAGCCATGTTGTCAAAGGCTTTTGCACCCTCGTTTGTATCTTTAAGTAAAAATTTTAATCTTACTCTAAGATTTTCAATATCTTTACCAGTATTGACTAAATTCCTTGCTACTAATCCCGCACCTAAACCTAAAAAAGCATTCCTTAAATTAAATACTGCACCTTTAACATTTGCTAAACCTTTTTGAACACTTCCTAAAGCCTGTCTAGTTTTATCTTTAGCAAGTATATCTATATTGACTTTTTTTGTTGCCATCTATTTTTTCATTTTTAAAATTCGTTCTTGCCGTTCTCTTTCTTCTCTTTGAAGATCAAAGTAAGCAAGCCACATATTAAACTCTACATGAGGCATTTGCAAGATTTCTGATGCAGTCTTATGCAGTTTTTCAGCTAAAGCAAATATATTGTGTAGTTCTGGATTATTTTTTAGTTTTTTTTATTGTCGTTTACATCGACATTTTGAGTACCCATAATTTTACTGGCGACATCAGCTATTATGTTTGTATCTGCTTTTGTTTTAAAACTAAGAATGTGAGTAGCGTTAAACATTTTTTCTCCATCTTTGTTACACGCTTTTTCTATTATGACATCAATTAAAACATTAAGATCAGTATTAGTAGCACCTTTAAATATCTTTGCCTTTTCCATCATGTTGAAAGGTTTGCAATAAATTGCTTTATCGCCAACTAATCCCCACTCAGGAACTTCAATAGTTTGTGTTTCTAATCCAGTAAAATGATCTCGTATTCCGTCAAAATAATCAGGTTTTTTATCGTCTGGCATAAATTAAATTATACTGTTCCGATAGTTAATCCGCCTGTACCTTGAATAGAAACTGTTCTAGTAGTCACTCCATCAAGAGTTACACCAACACTCATTCCAGTAACGATTCCTGTTCCTGATAGTTTTTGCTCTCCAGAACCCGAACCCTCTGGCATGAACTCAAAACTTAAACTAGAACCTTGTACTAGATTGCCTTGAGCCGAATCGTCATCATCAAAATTCATATCAATAGACGCTGTAAATGTACCTCTACCAACTACAAATGATTTCATTGATGAACCTAATGCTGTGTCCTCTACAATATCGTGAGTCGTATCAACAGTAAATCCAGTTGCTTGACCTATGTTTGTGCCACCAACATGAACCACTGCGTCCTTACCATGATGAGTTGCCATAATTTATTACTCCTTTATTTTCTTTAACTCTTTTATAACTTTTTGTGTTTCTTTTTCAACTGATATTTTTTTATTT